ATCTCACAACTGTTGTTCCTGCAGTTGCAACTTCTGATGGCGCTATCGCTGGTATTTTCCGTTGGGGTCCAGTAGGCGAAAGAATTTTAATAGATACTGAAGACCTTTTAGGTAGAAGATTTGGTAAACCATCAAATTTAAATGCAGAAACATGGTTCAGCGCTGCTAATTTCCTAGGTTACGGAAATCGTTTACATGTTGTTCGTGCAGCTAACACATCAGGTTCGACTCCATTTATCACATTCGAAGCAGTTGAAGATTCTAATACATTAGTTATTAATACAACAGCAAGTGTTATCGATAATACATCAGTTCTTTCTACTGGTATGTATATATATCAAATTTCAAATTCTGATGTATATACCACAGGCGTAGAATCTACAATTACTGTAATTAATACCACTGCTATTCAACTTTCATCTAATGCATTAGCAAGCGATGGTGCAGTTACTTTATATTTTGCTCACCCACAAACATCATATTCAGCTGTTGCTTTGGCTGATGATGGTGTTGTAGCTAATCTTGTAAACAATATTGTTAAAAATCAAAATGATTATATTAAAGATATTGATTTTGATGATGATGTTTACTACGTTGCAAAATATCCAGGAGCTTCTGGTAATTCTTTAAGAATTTCTGTTTGTGATAGTTCAAATGCATATAATAGCACAGTATATTCTAATGGTAGCGTTGGTAATGCTGCTTCTAATGCAAATTATACTTATGATAACATATCATTTACTATAGGTAATAATGAAGCTGTTATAAGCAACGTTGCTAATACTATAGCTTTAATGAGTTTATTTTCAATAAACGATAAAATTTTAGCAGGAAATAGCTCAATCGATTTTCAATATTTGAGAATCACTGATATCAGTTCACCAAGTGTTAATGTTGTAAAATTCACTTTTGAAGATCCATATAGACTACATACAGCTTATATATCTACTTCTATTTCTCGTTATTGGGAATTCCAAAATGTTGTAGATACTGCTCCAGGCCAATCGGATTATGTAAGAGATCATGGTAATACTTCAGCATACGATGAATTGCACGTAGTAGTTGTTGATGATATGGGATCTTTCACCGGCACTCCAGGAACTATCCTTGAAGTTTATAAGGGTCTTTCTCGTGCTACCGATGCTAAAAATAATGATGGTACAGGCAATTATTATAAAGACATAATAAACCAAAGTTCTGCGTATGTTTGGTGGACACAAGATAGACCAGGAGCATCATCTGCTAATTCTGATAATATTGCTTCTTCTACTTACTTAGCACCATTTAATGCGTCATTCGTTTATGGCGCTGATGGTTATGATGAAGCAAACACTAGCGCATTTTCAGTAATTGCTGCTGGTTATAATAAATTTGCATCAGCTGAAGATGTTGATATTTCTCTTGTAATTCAGGGTAAGCCTCTTGCAGGTAATACTTCTGGACCAAATGGAGAATCAATATCTGATTTCCAGCTTGCAAATTATATTATTGATAATATTTGTGAAATTAGAAAAGATTGTGTTGCCTTTATATCACCACCAAAATATTTAACATATAATGCGTTTGGTACAGAAGCAACAAATCTAGTAGCATATAGAGGCGTTGTTCGTTCAACTTCATATGCTGTTCTTGATTCTGGTTATAAACAGATGTATGATCGTTACAACGATGTTTATCGTTGGGTGCCTATGAATGGTGATATTGCTGGTTTGTGCGCTCGTACTGATCAAACTAACGACGCTTGGTATTCTCCAGCTGGTTATAATCGTGGTCAAATTAAGAATATTGTTAAACTTGCATGGAATCCACGTAAGTCTGAACGCGATATACTTTACAGTAATGGTATTAACCCAGTAGTTACATTTCCAGGTCAAGGAACTATTCTTTATGGTGATAAGACACTCCTTGCTAAACCATCAGCGTTTGATAGAATCAATGTTCGTCGCTTGTTTATTGTGCTTGAAAAAGCTATATCAACAGCTGCTAAGTATTCTCTATTCGAATTTAACGATACTTTCACAAGATCACAATTTAAGAATTTGATTAATCCTTATCTTCGTTTAGTTCAGGGACGTCGTGGTATTACTGATTTCTTGGTAGTTTGTGACGAAACTAATAATACACCACAAATTATTGATACTAATCAATTTGTTGGCGATATCTATATTAAGCCAGCTCGTTCAATCAACTTTATTCAACTTAACTTCGTTGCTGTTGCAACAGGGGTTCAGTTCAGTGAAGTTGTTGGCAAGTTTTAATAAATAGATTAAAGCTCGAAAAGGAGTAAAATAGATGTCATTTAATATCAACAAGTTTAAATCAGAAGGTCTGGTATACGGTGGTGCCAGACCATCACTCTTCAAAGTAGCACTTCAAGTTCCAACTGGTATCGGTATTGATTCGGTTTCAGTTAGAAAATTTGAATTTGTTTGTAGAACTGCAGAACTTCCAGAAGTTGCTGTAAGCAGTTTCGATGTTCCTTATTTTGGTCGCAAAATCAAGCTAGCTGGCGATCGCAATTTCAATGATTGGCAGGTTAACATTATGAACGACGAAGATTTTGCTGTTCGTTCATTGTTTGAAACTTGGTCAAATGCTTTGAATAGATTAGTATCTAACGTTCGTGATCCTGTAGTTAACCAAGAACAATATAAGACAGATCTTAGCGTTATTCAATATGCTAAGGATGGCGAAGAAATTAGAGCTTATACTTTCGTTGGTGCTTTCCCAACTGCAATCGGTGGTATTGGTCTTGATTGGGATTCTCAAAATACACTAGAAACATTCCCAGTTACTTTTGCTTATGACTACTGGGTGCCATCTAGAGAAACTTCAAGCAAGAAGGCTGGTGGTATTAATACGTATGGTGACAAGGCTGTTGCCAACGGTCTTAACCCAGAATAATAAGTAATTATAATATGATGAACGGGGAGGTAATTTTCCTCCCCACTTTTGGAGAATTAAATGGCAGAATTATTCGGTTTCGAAATCAAAAGAAAAAATAATGTAGCTGTTGATCAGTTGCCATCATTCACACCTAAAGAGAATGATGATGGTGCTGTTGTTATTGCAGCTGGTGGTAGTTTTGGTACATATGTCGACCTTGATGGTACAGTAAGAACAGAAGCAGAGTTAGTAACAAAATATCGCGAAATGTCGTTACAGCCAGAATGCGATTCGGCTATTGATGAAATTATAAATGAATCTATTTCATTAGACGAAAAAGAACTCGTTAAAATAGATTTAGATCAGTTAGAAGATTTACCAGAATCAATCAAGAAAAAAATTCGAGAAGAATTTGATAATATTTGTAAGACTCTAAAGTTTCACGAAAGAGCACATGAAATCTTCCGCAATTGGTATATTGATGGAAGATTGTATTATCAAGTTCTTATTGACGAAGCTAATATTAAAAAGGGTATCGTAGAATTACGCTACATTGACCCTCGTAAGATTCGTCGTATTAAGAATATCAAAAAAGAACGAACACCA